TATCCAGAAACAACTAAAGGGAGAAGATAATATGTGGAAATCACCAGTCGTAAAAGAAATATCTGTAGGACTAGAGATTAACTGTTATGCATGTGCAGAAATTTAATTTCTAAATATGGATATATGGGATGAGGTTGTTAAAGAATATAATGACGAACTCAATAAACTAAGATTAAATGTCTCTAGTGGGCAAGCAGATTCTTTTGCTCACTATAGACAACTCGTAGGACTTGTTCAAGGTATTGAATGGTCTCGTAATAAATTAACTGAAGTAGTTAAGAAAAGACTATACGAAGAAGAGGATGACTAATGCAACAGGCACATTTAGGTAAATCTATAAAGAATGATATGTGGATTACAGAAGAAGAAGACGAAAGTACTCCAGATGTCTTACCTGAACTTCCAGGTTTTCATGTACTCGTAAGACCTGTCTCAATAAAAGAAAAAACTAAGGGTGGTATATTACTACCAAATTCAACTAAAGACGATATGTCGTATTTAACAACTATAGGTCAAGTTATTAAAATAGGTGATCTTGCTTATAATGATAATGAAAAATTTCCTAAAGGACCTTGGTGTCAATTAGGAGATTATGTTTGCTATGCTAAACATGCTGGTCAAAAGATACAATATAAAAATGTTAAGATGATTTTATTGTATGATGATCAAGTTATAATGAAAGTACAAGATCCAAAGTTTTTAGATCCTACTTTTAATTTAACTAAATATAGTAGTTAAAATTTGCACTATTAATTTTTTTAGTGTATAATATATAATATAAGATACGTAAGTCGTATGTCTCGTAAACAACGAAAGGTAATAAAATGGATAATCAAGAATGGAGTAAAGTAGAAACTAAAGCTCCAGAAGAACCAAAAGTAGAATATGAAGTAGAAGGTGAAGAAGATGAAAAAGTTGAAACTCCTTCGCCTATTGAAGCAAAAGAGAAAGTTAAATCAGAAGAAGCTTCCAAAGAAGAATCTCCTCCAGAACTTGAAGGTGTAGAAACTAAAGGAGCTCAAAAAAGAATACGTCAATTAGTTAAGCAACGTAAAGAAAGAGATGAACAACTTGCTCAACTAATGAAACAAAATGAAGAACTTACTAATAGATTAAATAATACAGAACATCAATTTAATACTGTTAATAAATTAAGTTTAAATGCAAGTGAAAAACAAATAACAGATAAGTTAGAACTTGCAAGAGATGCTTATAAGGCTGCACATGAAGAAGGTGATTCAGCTAAGATATTACAAGCTCAAGAGTTTTTGAATGAAGCACAAAATGATTTAAAATCATTGACTGCAACAAAACAACAATTTGAACAACAACCTGTACAACAACAACAAGTACAGCAACCACAATATCAACCCCAACCTACTCCTGATCCAAGAGCAGCAGAATGGGCACAAAAGAATGAGTGGTTTGGTTCAGATCAAGTTATGACTGCAGCATCTTTAGCAATAGATGGTCAGTTAAAAGAAGAAGGTTATAATCCTACAGATCCAGAGTATTATACTGAAATAGATCGTAGGTTAAAAGAAACATTTCCTCATAAGTTTGCAGCAGAAGCTGCTACAGGTGGGGAAGTTCGCCAGCAGGTAGAAGCGTCAAAACCTGCTCAAGTGGTTGCTGGAGCATCTCGCAGCTCTCCAGGTTCCAGTAAAAAGGTTAAGCTGTCAAAAGAAGATATTAGACTAGCTAACAAATGGAATATACCACTTGAACAGTATGCTCTTGAAAAACAAAAGGCTGATCAAGCTGATGGAGAGTATACAACAATTAATATGCAGCGTGGAGGAAGAAAATAATGACACGAATTAATAATACACGTAGTTCTGATTTAAGAGAAAACAACGCTAGAGAAGAAGTTGAATACACATTTGAAGAGCAAGATGTTCTTCATATTCCTGAAGCAGTATCAAAACGTTTCGCCAACGAAGGTATGACACTTGGGTGGGTAAGAATGACACTTAAAGGTGAAGATGACGTAAAACATTTAGGCAAGAAACTGCAAGAAGGATGGGTATTTGTTGACTTAGCTGAAGTTCCTGAAATGAGTGCAACCTCTTTCGTGAGAGAGGAAGGTAGATACGCAGGGGTAGTCTGTCGTGCTGACGTAGGATTAGCAAAAATCCCAACTGGTAGATACGAAGCTAGAAGTAAGTTTTACAGAGATAAAAGTAAAGCCATGAACGAAGCTATTGAAGCTCAACTTATGGGTTCTAATAATTCTCGTATGCCTATTTCTAATAACAGTAAATCAAAAGTGATAACAGGAAGACAACCTAACTTTCAGGATTAATCCTTTTATTACTTATAATAAAGGAGAAAGAAAATGGCATCAGTAGACGCTTCTCGTGGTCTTGTACTAGCGAGAAAAAATGGTTCAGGTTCTAACTCTACTGGTATTGACACTATTGATTTGAATGTTTCCCCAAAGGTTGCATCAGCATTATTACCTAGTACAATGTTTACAGGAGATCCTATAGTCATTGATTCATTAGGTACAATAATTCCAAGTCCTGCTAACGTAACAGTTAAAACAGCAGGTGTATTCCAAGGAATTAGTTATGTAGACGCTTCAGGAAATCAAGAATTTAGTAGATACTGGACAGGAGGAACCACAGCAACAGACATTAAAATACATGTTTCAACAGATCCAGCTCAAACATACTTTATACAAGCAGATGGTGCTGTAACAGCAGCAGCAGGTTTTGGTGCAGGTACATACAATGGTGTATGGACTGCAGGAGCAGGTTCAACAAGAACAGGTAATAGTGGCTATGAGTTAGACGCATCTGGACCTGTGCTAACAGATGTTAATTTGAGAGTTATACGTAGAGCTCCATGGGATACAGCGACAAGTTCATCAGCAGGTGAAACTGACGATTATCCATGGTATGAAGTACGTATTAATAATCATATTGATAATTATACAACAGCAACTGTTTCAACAGCTTAATTTAGAAAGGAATAATTAAATGGCTATTAATAGAGCAAGTATTGCCAAAGAGCTACTTCCTGGACTAAATGCAGTTTTTGGAATAGAATATGGCAGCGTAGATGAAGAACATAAACCATTATACGAAATAGAAAACTCAGACAGAGCATTTGAAGAAGAAGTACTCTTCACAGGCTTTGGTGCTGCACCTGTTAAAGGTGAGGGTGCTGCTGTAGTTTATGATGATGCATCAGAAAGTTATACTTCAAGGTATACTAATGAAACTGTAGCATTAGCATTCGCAGTAACTGAAGAAGCTATGGAAGATAATCTATATGACACTTTTGCAAAACTAAGAGCAAAAGGATTAGCAAGAGCTATGGGAAGTACAAAACAGCAAAAAGCTGCTGACTTGTATAACAATGGCTTTGCAACAAATCAAGGTGATGGTGTACCAATGTTTAGTGCAGCACACCCAGTAACAGGCTCAGGTACAGTAACAAACATTACTACAGCAGCAGCTATAGCTGAAGGTACTATTGAAGCAGCAATCATTCAGATACAAAAAACTACTGATGATCGTGGCATTCTTATAGGTGCTTCAGGTGTTTCATTACACGTACCAACAGATCTAATGTTTACAGCAGATGTACTTCTAAATACACCTGGCACTACTGCAGGTATATTAGGAACTGCAAATCACTTTGCAAATAATGACATCAATGCTATAAGACACTTAGGTGTGTTACCTGATGGATTCTATGTGAACAGAAGATTTACAGATGTAAATGCATGGTTCATTAAAACAGACGTACCAAATGGTACTAAAATGTTTAATAGAACTCCATTACAAACTAAAATGGAACCAGATTTCGATACTGGCAACTTACGATTCAAAGCACGTGAAAGATATTCTTTTGGTGTTTCTGACTGGAGAAGTTGGTTTGGAAATCAAGGAGCCTAATTATAAATATTGGAGGAGAGTAGAAATATTCTCCTCCTTTATAACATAAGGAAAAATTATGTCTACAAATATTACAACAGCCTATAAAAAAGACTCTGGAGATATTATAGTAGCAGAGTCTGGTCTTGAATCATCTATGGTAAATCGTATTGTAGCTATTCATGCTAATGCAGTAACAGTTGCTGGTACATTTGATATAAAAGATGTTAATGGAAGTAGAATGAAATTTGATGTTGGTGTAAGTGGTACAGCAGATATTTATATGGGAGAAACAGGACTTAAATGTCAAGGTAATGTAAGTGTTGTGATGCCAGGAGATACAGCAAGTATAACTTTAATATTAGGATAACTAAATGCCTAACTATTCTTATTTAAAAGATGATATTGTAAATACAATAGAGAATGATTCGAATGAGTTTGCTACTCAAATTCCTTTTTTTGTACAGAAAGCTGAAGATCGTTTAATAAAAGAATTAGATGATGTAGCTTTAGATACATATTCTTCTGTTACTTTTACAGCAAACAATCCAGTCGTTAGTTTACCTGATGGTGCATTAGTTGTACGTAATGTAAACTTTACAACAAGTGCAACTGTACTTGGTGAACCAACTGGTATTATACCTTTATTACAAAGAACATATGAATATGCAATAGACTATTGGAATAAACCTACATCTGTAGGAACTCCACGATATTATGCACGTAAAACAAATACACAAATTTACGTAGTACCTACACCTACTTCTACATTAGCAGGTGAAATACAATATACAAAACAACCTTT